TGATATCCCTACTCAATATCTATCTTCCATCCGGAAATATGTCCGTAGTCTTTATATTCTTGCCCATATCTCCGATGAGCTTGAGCGCAGAGCTAGGCTCATTATCCCAGGTAATTAATAATTCCGCTTGCAATCCAGCTCCAACCTGCCTTATCATGTCCGTATGGCAAGCGATAACAAGTCTCTCCGGCCACTTACCGCAAAACAGGCCAAATTTACCACTGAGTACCTAAAAAACGGGCGAAATGGATTCAAAGCAGCCCTAGAAGCCTACGATTTAGGGCAAAGTGAACAGAATTTAGCCACTGCAAGGCAAATGGCATCAGAAAACTTGACCAAACCGAATATTCAGGCAGCGATTCTTGCCCTACTTTCCAAATCCAAGCCAATCGAAGAAAAAATCACCACTGTAATTGATGATGCAATGAGATGCGATGAGTCAATCATCTCCGCGCAAGCGCATGGAATAAGGCTACGAGGCGCTGATATGGCAGCAAGGCTCATAGGTGCGTATCCGGACCAAGACCAGCAATCAGAGCGCAGACCCACAACGCAGATCAATATCGGGGTCTCAGACATTGAGATGCGGTACATCGTGCTACACGGTCGTAAGCCTACCGATGCAGAGTTGCGCCAATTACAGGGCGATACTCCGCAAGCTATTGATATTACAGCAGATACCGGCACTGATCCAGGTGCCGATTCATAGTCCAGCTTCTGATATTATATGTTATGACTACCACCATTACGTATACCATGCCCCGATAACTCCAGCCATATCAGCATGTTACATGCATAGCACGGTATACCTGTAGCGTGTTATGCAGGGTGATTTGTGGTGCTACCACTATATGTTGGGGTGAGGGGTGATCCCGTTCTCAGGATGCAGGGGCATCTGGTAGGCCGGCAGGCAGGCCCGACACGCCGGAGGGTAGGAGTCCCGTTTCCTTTGGTGTCCAAACACTTCCCTTGTGACTCCCCATCCCTGAAAAAAATATTATAAAATTTTCAGATCCTATTCCCACCTTGTAAACTAATTCTTGACAAAGCATTGATGATAGTGGTATAAGTGATGGTGTGTAGTAAACGTAATGGTGGGGGTGGGGAAATGGGAGCGAGGAAGCGATATAAATACCGGGTGGAAGAGATGGTAGTGATGTACACGATGCAGCATTTGACGTATCAGCAGATAGGGGACAGGTACGGGATGACGCGGGCGAATGTGATGAAGATACTGCGGGGAGCGGGGGTGGTGGCGAAGGATGGGGAGTGGGTGGAGTGTGTATGTGATTATTGTGGGAATGGGGTGAGGAAGAGGCGGTCGGAGTGGCGGAAGGCGGTGAGGCAGTACTGTGGAGAGGAGTGTTATCACAAGAGTCGGGAGAATCCGGCGTATTATTCCTGGAGGCAGGGGCAGAACATAGGGAGGCAGGTAGTTGGGCATTATTACCGGTTGGAGCCGCACAATGTGGTGCATCATCGGGATGGGGACAATAGGAACAATGAGGTGGGGAATTTGGTGGTATTTGAGAATCAGAGTGAGCACATGAAATATCATCATGGGGTGAGTGAAGTTGAGGTATTATGGGATGGTGGGGGAAGTTAAAAATTGAGGATTCGCGGAAAATATTTTAAAAATTTATGAGTGGGAAGGGGGGGGGAGAGATGGACGGTTTAAAGGTATACCGTGGGTTGGCGAAGGTACGGGACGGAATATTGGACATAATGGATGAGGTATGGTATGGGCTGGAGGATTGCGAGCGAGAGGAATTGAATTGCAGTGGGGAAGTAAAGGAACAAGTCGAAATAGATTCATTGAAGTATTTGATTAGGAGTATCCGAGAACTTCCAAGTCCTGATCTACAAGAAATTCAAGAGAGGGAAGAGAGATTACGTCAGGTGCGGCTTGATGCTGGTGGGTATGGATTTAAGACCAAAGCGGATGTTACTCAGTTGCTTGAATATATATACAGTTTAAGATTAGAGCTTCTGGATTACCGTGAAGGAATGGTTTCACGGCGTGAAGTTACTGAATGAAAGGCGAGGCGATGGATGAATGCAAGCATACGAATATGGAATTAGATCCGACAGTGCCGAGTGGGGTTAGGTGCATGGATTGCGGTAAGGAATACACTTGGATCAACGGGAGTTATGAGCGGTATGAAGCGATAGTTGAGACGATCCAGAGGATTGAAGATTCATGGGAATAAACGTAGTGCCGCCGAGGAAGCCTGCGAGTTACAAGGGCGAGGTGCCGTGGGAAGAGATCTGTGCGATGGAGGAGGAGTTATGCCGGAGGTCGAGGACGTGGTTATTTGAGCGGCATTGCGTGATAAAGAACAAGCAGGGGGCGTTGCAGTTGATGAGTCCGTTGACGTATGCGCAGCGGAAAGTAATGGCGATGATAGAATTGTTGAGGGGGAGCAAGCAGCCGGTACGAATAATAATAGCGAAGAGTCGGAAGCGGGGATTAAGTACGTTTGTTGCGGCAGATATGTTGGCGAGTGTACTGTTTGAAGGGTTGGATGGGTTGATTATCACGCACGAAGTGGATTTGAGCGAGAAGTTATTTCAGATAGCGACGCGATTTTTCGAGAATCTGGACAAGCCATGGACGCCGGACATTCCGCCGTTATCGCGTCCGAAGTTGTACAAGGGAGTGACGAACAAGCGGGAACTTAGGTTTCAGAGTGCTGAAGGGCACATATGGGTTGAGACGGCGGGGAGCAAGTACGCGGGGACGGGACAGACGCCGCAGTATATCCTGGCCAGCGAGCAATCGAAGTGGGAGAAGGGTGCGGATGTGGCGATAAGTTTATTTCAAGCGATTGCGACGATGCCGAACACGACGATGATAATTGAGAGCACGTTTAACGGGCATGATGGGCTATTTCTGCCGTATTGGGAAGATGCGTATCAGAACTGTCGGGTCTGGTTCACGGAAGAGAAGGATCAGTTTGGTAGTCAGAAGTTGGTGGCGCATTACGAAGTGACGAATCCGGTAAAGTGGAATCATTTTGTTCCGGTATTTATTTCGATCAAAGACGATGAAGATGCGTGGTTGGAATTTAAGGATCAGAATGAAAAGGAGAATTTTCGAAATAGTTTAAGCGTAAGAGAGAAATATTATCATGAGGATCAAGGTGCAAGTCTGGAATTGCTGAACTGGCGGCGGATGCAATTGAAATTGACATGCCAGGGCAATGAAGATATTTTTGCCCAGGAATATCCGATGACGCCCGAGGAGGGGGTGCGGGCCAGTGGCCGGTCGCGGTTCGATCATGCAGCGATTGACCGTATGCCGATTGAGGATGGGATTAAGGGTGAACTGTATTATTCCGGAAGATGGGATAAGGCGATATTGTTTCGGAATGATCCGAAGGGGGATTTGACTCGGTATCGGGAACCAATGCACGGGCACAGATACGTCGTTGCGATTGACACGGCGGAAGGGAAACTTGACGCTCATGGCCGCGCTCAGGACGATAGCGTGATTGATGTGTACGATTGCGACAATCAGATGGAACAAGTGGCGCAACTTGCGGCCCCGATAGCTGTGGAGAACCTGAAGTCGCCGGCCATGCTGATTGCTGAATATTATAATAACGCTTTTATTATTCCAGAATGCAATAGTAGTGGTAGAATGCTTTGCATCGAGTTAGGGCGGGAATATCCGCGTGAACGATTGTACCATCGAGATGATTGGGATACGGACAAGACGCGTATGAACCGTGAAATAGGCTTCAGGACGACAGTAGGGAATAAGGAAAGCATCCTGATAGGCGGCTTGGCCGAGGCCATATCGAATAATGAGATTGTGTTTCACAGTAAGAAAACCGTCAGCCAATTACGGACATTCATAAAGAAACCCGGCGGGGGTACGGAAGCTGAAGCCGGATATCACGATGATTGCCTAAAACAAGGCACGCTAATAAAAACAAATATCGGATATCGTCCGATAGAGAATATTCGTCCGGGCGATATGGTTATGACGCATATGGGACGGTACAAACCCGTAGAGAAATGTATTGAAAAACCGTTTTCAGGTGATTTCTACGAATTTCGTTTCATGGGCCAATTGCCTATTGAATTGAGTTATAACCATCCATTATTGGCCTATCCTAAAACAGTTGATGGCGTCTCAATGTGGAAATCACATAGAAGTCTATGGGTCGTCCCTGGTGATTGGAAAAAAACTTCATTCTCGTGTGCATCGGTAATTGATGGGAGAGAGAATTATCCATTAGAAATCGATGCAATCACCGAATCACAGTTTAAATATAAAAATAGAGGTCCAGTAAAGCTAAAAACAATTCCTCTTGATCGAGATTTTGCGGAATTTCTCGGTAGATTTCTGGCGGATGGATGTGCATCCAAAAGTAAAAATAATGGTTGGAAAAATACCTCAGGCTATAGAATCGAATTATCATTTAATAAAACAGATATTTTAGGAATAAAAAAGTATTCTCAATATCTGGAATCTATAGGAGCGTCTATACGGTTAGATAGAAGAGGAAAGAATTGTGTTGCTATAGCCGCCAATTCAAAATTATTGCATTATGCGCTCAGATTATGCTATGACGAAAATAAAGAAAAAATACTTCCTCCATACTTTACGCAATTATCGAATTATTGGGACTCTATTTTAAATGAATGGTTGGCGGGGGACGGGTGGTATAGAGCAGGCCAAAATCATATAATTGGATGTACGACGAGTAAGTCCCTTGCTCTTGATATGAGGGATATATCATGGGTATATGGGAAATACGCAACACTTCAAGAAGTAACGCGACATCGGTATAATAAAAAATCAAAGAATCAATATTGGGTAGCTATTCATGATAAGTGGCCAGGATTTTCCAGACAGCGTCGATTGTCAGGAATGCATTTTGGGTCTAATGCAAGGAAGATTAGAAAATATCATTATAATGGGAAAGTATATAATCTTCAAGTAAAAGAAGATAGATCCTTTGTTGCCAATGGAATTATTGTTCATAATTGTGTAATGACTGGCGCTATGGCTGTTCTCGGCGCGAAAGTCTATCCTCAATTGCGGCGATTGAAAGAAAATAGGATATTTCAACAGCATGTGCAAACTAAAACGAATGCAACCAGAAACGAATGCACGGGGTACTGAAAATGGCGATAAATGACCTTGTAAAAAAGATTGAATTAACCGGAGACGCCGAAGACCGGCTGAAACGGGCGCTTCGGGATATGATCGATTCGGCGCAGAATTTCAGGAAAACATCCGAATGGGACGATCTTCACGCAATGTACTGGCGAATGCATCTAAGCATTCCGGATCAAAAAGTGAAATCGTTTCCATGGGAAAATGCCAGTAATATGTATCTGCCATTGACTCAGGTGATGGATCACGCCGTCGTTGCTCATGAATTCGATACTTTATTGGCCGTTTCGCCGAATGTGATTGGAATGGAATCGGGCGATTATCTGGAATCCCAGGATCTTTCCCAATATTATTTCGATTATTACTATAAGGAAGTGATTCCACTTCAGCAACTTGGTGCCGATTGGCTCATGGATAATACCGTCGATGGAACCAGTTCGGTGAAAGTGAGGCAGAATCAGGACTTTTTCGTCCGGCGCGAAGATCGGATTCAGGAACGCGAGGAACGCATCGATAGAAGCGTTGAGAAAGGGTTTCCCGAAGGTTCGATTGTGGAAGTGAACGTTAATTACGACCGGGTGGAAGATGTCAAAATCGATCAGGTTAACCAGACGACAGTGGAATTATCCGATATGGAAGATATTTTCGTCGCTCCCGGCAGCGGTCCCGGATTCCAGTATCCCGTTTGCCCCTGGTATTATCAGCGACAATATCTGAACCACGAAGAACTTATCGCACGACAGCGATTGGGATATAAAGTAACGGAAAAAATGAACGATCACTTCCTGAAACGCGAACCGACGGAAAAGGATAAGGCCATTAATGAAAAAGAAGGACTGGAAGAAAACGAAGTGATGGAAACGCTCTTCACCATCGAGATGTACATGCGCTGGCCATTGCCGGCGAGATTCCAGGTTGTTTCGAACGAAATGCCCGAAGGCGAAGATGATGTAATCGAACAGAAAGCTTCGGAAGAGGAAGGCTATGCGGAAGAAGTTATCGTGAATTATTGCATTCCGACAGAAGAAATTATGATGATTCGTCCATTGTCCCGCGTCTGCCCGGACAATAAACGGCCTCATGTGCTCAATCATTACCAGAGAATCAATGGCCGGTACTTCTACGGTTCCGGAATTCCGTCGAAACTCCGATACATTCAGCAGGGATTGAATACGGCCCGGAATCAGGGCGTGGACTATGGCACGCTGGCTAATGTGCCGTTTTACATGTACAGTCCGGCGATTACCGGCGTGATGCCGTCAATTATCGGAATATCGCCCGGCCAGGGCATCGAAGTGCAAGACCCACGAGGTGTACTGTTCCCGCGATTCAATCACGATCCGAACTTCTTCCTCTCTCAGGAACAGCAGCTTCAGGCTTATGGTGAGAAATTGTCTTCCATCAGCGACCTGAATATCGGGAGAAACCCTTCAACGCCCAATGCGCCTCGAACAGCGCGGGGCATGTACTATCAAATCCAGCAGTCAACCGTGGCATTCACGATTCTTGTCAGCCTGCACGCGATGGCTTTTGTTGAAATGTTCCGAAAAGTTCACGCTTACCATAAAAGATTCGCTAAACCGGATGCAATGTACCGGATATTGAATCGTAAATCCGGCGCATTCCAGAAGAAATCAGTGCAACGCGGCATGTTCAATGACGATGTGGATTTCGATTTCACGTTCAATAACAGCCGTTCGACTGAAGCGCAGACTAATACGACGCTTTATCAGATCACTCTGGATGCAATCGGAAAAGCAATGCAAATGCCGCCATTGGCGAATAATATCCGCATGATGCTGTCCGATATCTGGCTATCGAGCGGGAAAAAGAACTTCGACCTGATTTGGCCGAAAAACCTCATTCCCGCCATGCCGCAGGCAAATAGTCCAATGCCCGGTGGAAATCAACCGGGACGGATTCCCGGCGGCGGGGGCGGGATGGACATGAATAAACTTGGCGGCATGGGCGGGGAAATGCCGAAACCGGAGGTGGCGGTATGATGGAATGGCCGGAAGAATTACGCATCAGGCTTCAGACATTGATTTCCAGTTCAGACTGGGAACCAGTGAAGATGGTACTCGACGCATTGACTACGCAAGCGTCAAGAGCGTGCGAAACCTGCACCGACGATCATCGGTTTTATCAAGGTCAGGTGTTTGCCTATAAAAATCTGGCAAATCAACTTGTAGTAGCGTCAATAAAAAATGAAAAGATACAGGCGGATCATACGCCGGTAGAACATTTTTCGTATTAATCTGGCGCAATTAGCGTTCGGATTATAACATCGTGGGTTGAGCGGCCCGCCATTGAAGCGATTGGCGCTTTTGAGTGTGCCCTCAGCCGATTATCAATCAGCAAGGAGAATAAATCATGCCCGATACAGATCAAACCTCCGTTGAGGAGCCGGTCGTAGACCCAACCCCCGATCCGGAGCCGGCATCAGATTCGAATGATTCAACTTCTAAAACCGCTCAGCCCACGGTTGAAGAATTACAGGCAAAACTTAATCGCCTGGAAAATAACTATAAAGGCACATTTCAGGAATGGAATCGAGAGAAGCAAGAACGCGAACGCCTGCAAAACATCATCAATGAAAGAATGGCGGCACCTCCTCCTCCGCCGCCTAAAAAAGACCCGGAATACCCTTCAGACGAAGAACTTGCCAAGAGGGAACACGCTGCAATCATCGACGGCGATATGCCTACACTTGCATCCATTCGGAAGATTCAACGTGAAAAGAGCACCAGCGAAGCGGCAAGCCAGTTAAGCGAAATGATTCAAACCGTCTCAAATACGCAACGGCAACAGTCGAGTTTGTCGAATTACTTGAAATCACGCGGCATTACCGATACATCAAGTCCGCTATACCAGCAGGTGAGCAACCGCGCCCGTGAAATAGCCAACGATCAAAACTATTCATTCGCTCACGGCAATATGGCGAATATCGTCGCTATTGCGGCAAATGAAGTGATTGCCAAATCAAATCATGGTCTGCAGGACGCTTCTGATGCTGCGCGGGATCTGGCGGCAAATGCGGCAGTAACAGAGCCGGGAAAAAATAACGGGAAGATACCCGGCGCGAAACCCGCAACGGACAAGATTTATCTGACGCAACTAGAAAAAGATAAAGGCGTCAAGATTCTGATGCGAGCTTATCATATCGGGGAAACCGAAGCGACAAAGAAGTATTGGGAGAACCTTTCTCCTGAAATCAAGGAGAAACGGAAGCAGGAAGGAAGGGCTTCTGCATAAATTATCATTGACATGAATAATTATTTCATGCTATGTGTTTTGCGAATATGAGAAACGAACAGGAAGATAGAATCAGATGTTCGGCATGTGGGGCGTGGAACGATCCGGAAACCCGTCCTCGGGGCGGGCAGTTCGTTCACAAAAGCCTTACAACGACAATCGGGGGCGCAACCGTTTATTACGACGGCAACGGCGCTCAGGGCTGTTGGTTTTGCGGAAGTCCCGCCTGGATGGATGGCGCATCTTTAGGCAGCATGTCACGGGCGGGACGCCGGCAGTAAAATTGAAAGCATCGGAATCACCGCATCAAAATACCCTCTGCGGCACACAGAGACGTAAGTTGCGGCTGAATTCATCTTAGAGGGCACGGAAATGATTCAGTCAACTTATGTCTCATGCGTTTACCAGGTTCAGGCTTCCACTCAGCGAAGCGACTAAACTTCTAAATCAGATTAAAGCCAAAACTGACGCTATTGCCATCGTTAAGCCGGATCGCGTCCTTGGAGCGGTGTGGGTGGATGATCATGTCGCCTTGCGCCGGCCAGTCGTGATGTGCGAAGAATGCTGGCGTCGCTATCGGAATTGGTGGAAATCTTATCATTACCGCCCGGACTGGGGATGGAATTATCGTTCCGATTGCCACGGGTGCGGACGGAAGTTTGTCACTTGCACGTTGTTTCTTGCGGAAGAGAATTTCTTTAGCGTCCTGGACCGTAACAATCATGGGATTAACCCTCAACCATAGGAGTTACTCAAATGGAATACAGTTTCAATGCCGCAGGGTTGGGTGAGGCGATTCTTCGGGAACTGCGCATAGGCGCGACGGTTATCAAAGGTCAGGTGGTAATCTATGATATTACCAATCAGTTGGGAAATATCACAGATGCTTCAACTACCGCTGCAGCGGATTCCGTAGGCGTTACCTACGAAGCCGGGACTTATGCCGCTTCAACTCCCGTTGATGTTCTTACCAACATTCAACCCTTTTCAGTTTACAAATGCCGTGGAACGTTGGGAGCAACCAACAATACCGCGTTGACCATTCATACACAGACTTCGGCGTCTGCAACGGTATTTTCCGCCGCAACAGTCCCGAATGTGGATTTCTCAATGGGAACGCTGTTTATGATTAGCGGTGCGAATAAAGGACGAAAGGCGATTGTAGATTCATTCACAAACGCTACGTCTTACACTTGCACCAACGGTTTTCCCTCCAGCATAGCCGTTGGGGACAAATGCGTTGTTGTGCCGTGGGCGTTAGGATGCAAAAACGTTCAATTGTCAACCACGCTGGACCAGGGCGATGCATCGATAGTTGTTGCAACGGGAATTGACGCGAATGTCGTCGATTGCGTATGCGATTATAATGAATCCAACCCCCTTGTTGATGTGTACTTCGCGCTTGGGGACCACTTCCTCAATCCGAGGTCATAAGGAGAATAAATCATGGCTGTTCCTTTAACATCTCAAGGGTTCGCGGACGTTCTCGATCCTCTATTCCGCGACATAGCAACGGGCGAATACGACAAGGGCAAAAGCCGTATCGGAGATTTCTTCACTATTGAATCTTCAGATAAGCCAACCGAGAAATATTCCGAATTGACCCCGATGGGTAAATTCCAAGAATTCAACGGAGTCCTTCAGTACGACGGAGCCGAACAGGGCTACGATGTGACGGCAACTCATATCGAGAAAGCTCTTGGCGTGCAAATCCAACGGAAACTTTACGACGACGACCAGCATGGCGTTATCGCCGATCAGTTCTCCGGACTGGGCAGAAGCGCGTTCAAGACTCAGGAAGACGACGCCGCCGATATGTTCAATAGCGGGTTTTCCGTTCCGACAACGTTCTACTCCCATACAGAAGGTGTGGCGCTTTGCAGCGACAGCCACACTTGCCCGAATGGGAATATTTCCACCACAACCGGATTCGATAATCTCACCACAGCGGAACTTTCTCCGGTATCCTTGACGGCTAACATCATTCAGATGCGCGGCTTTAAGGATGATGCCGGAGACAAGATCGATCTGATGCCGGATGAATTGATTATTCCCATCGACCTGGAAGATCGGGCAATGGAAATACTTAAAACCGTTCGTGGATTGGACAATGCCGATCAAACCATTAACGTCCATGAAGGACGATTCAAGCTCAAGACCTGGAACCGATTGACCGATACGAACAATTACTTTCTGTGCGATTCCTCTGAACGCGCCCGGAACCTCATCTGGTTCTGGCGCATCAAACTGGAACTCGCCAAGATGGAATCGTTCGACAACATCATCGCCAAGGGCCGAGGTTACATGCGCTATGCGTACTTGCGGCGTTCCTGGAGATTCATACTTGGAGCGCAGGTAAGTTAAGTCAGTTCCGGGACTAACGGGGCGGGAGAGGTCGCACCCGGCGAACCTCACGACTCCATGTGAAAATCTTCCGCTCCCCTTTTATGGAGTAAATCATGCCTAGCAATTTACCAAACAAAATCGGTGGAATACCGTTTCTTGACAAAACAGAACTAATTACGAGTGGACGTGTCTTTTGGGTTGGTAGCGGTACAGGATCAAATAGCGCCGCGAATGCCGGAAGAGATCCGCGTCTTCCTTTGGCTTCAATTGATTATGCCATTGGATTATGCACCGCCAATAAAGGCGATGTCATTTATGTCATGCCCGGTCATGCCGAAACCATATCCGCAGCGGCAGGAATAAACTGCGATATAGCCGGAATCAGCATCATCGGACTCGGCAATGGAACCAATCGGCCATTAATCACATTAGGCACGGCGACGACTGCGGATTTCGATATCAACGCGGCTAACGTGTTGGTGAAAAATCTTCAGTTTACGTCGGCAATCGATAGCCTGGAAAATTTCATTACCGTCGGAGCGAATAACGCCACAATCGAGGATTGCTACTTCTACACGGCAAGCACCTACGAGGCGGTGTGTTTCATCAATATTGAAACTACCTTCGACGATACAACGATCAATCGTTGCGTATTCAAACAGGGAACTGATCCGGGTGGAACTGACGCTGCTGTGAATACCGGGGCGATTTACCTGGTAGACAGTGAGAATGTGTCGATTAATGATTGCCACTTCTACGGACAGTTTGAGACTGCGTTTATCCACAACAAAACAACCGCAGCGACAAATCTTTGGGTCCGAAATTGCACCGGATATTCCTCTCTCGCCACTTCGCAGATATTCCTTCTGGTTGAAGGCGCGACTGGTGGAGAAAAAGGTGGATTGTTTGTCAATCCCGCCGGGACGGACGTTACCACGGCTCAGTTGTTCGGCGTTGAATCAACTAAATTCTTTGCCAGTGGCTATTACGGAAACGATAGCGATGGCGGCGGACAGGGTGCGGTTCAAATCACTGCTGCTGCTTAGTTTTAACCTTTACCGGGGGGCTTCGGCCCCCCTTCTTGTATGAGGATGTGAAAAATGGCTAAAAAACAAAAACAGACAGTTAAAAAGGGCGGAAAAGGGAATGCATTCAAGGATTCTCCTTTTCAGTTGGGCGAAGGCGAACGGTGGTTCAAGGATTCGCGCCCAAAGGGTAAAACATTCGTGAAGAAAGGATAACATGGCTACAAAATATGCTACTTATCGGCAAAGAGAAGATATCACAAAGCAGGTAAACAACATGAACGATATCGCTTCCGATCCGTATAAGTTCGGTTCAATCGAGAACAAAACCCAATTTATGAAACGCAAGAAAGACCTGGAAGCGCAGAAGGTGGCAATTTCACCCCCTGCCATTACCGATGAAGAGCGGGCAAGTCTTGTTCGGCGTCAGGAAACTCTCGAAGCATTCATTAAACTGGAATCGCCCGACATCAAGAAGCCCGCCATGCCGTCCAAAATTGAAATGTGGGAATCTCCCGCTGGAGCGAAAGGCAAACATCTACAGTGGGATAAGGCGATTAAAAAGTACACAATCAATCAGAAGGGCGATGCCGTTCACGCCGTAGAAGGCTACGGGGCAGTCAGTGAATGGAAGGACAATCAGCGGAAACTCTACGCGGAAGCCGAAGCCGACGATCCGGATATTGCCAATATCGAGCAACTCCGACCTCAAAACAGGGATAAATCCTCATTCGGGGATTATAAACGGATTACCTTCGGATCGACCGCACGGTATCGGCAGGCTTATGACGATGTGTTCGGCAAGGGCGAATATGAAGCCGGTGCGGAAGCGCTGGATGCCCCTGCGCCCGTTGTAGCAGCAGGAAAAGAGGTTTTAAAGAAGGAACCTAATCTTGCTGCCCGTAAAGCGGCAAGCGACCGCATGAAGAAATACCATGAAGACAAAAGAGCTGCGAAATTAGCGGCACAGACGGAGGAATAAAATGGCGTTCCCATATTTGCTCGAAAATGGATTTGAAACCGGGGCTATCGGATTCGATACGGCCATAACCGATACGGAATCGAAATCGCTTGGATATCTTCATTACGTCGATTCTGTGAAGAAATATGGCGTTGCCCCATATCGCGGCGCGTATATGTGGGGATTGGATCAGGATGTCGGGACAGCGACTACCGCCTGCAATCAAACGCAAGCGGCATTCAATGTTTCGGACACACACGCCTACGCCGTCAGTGCCGCGATATATCTTAAAGGTCATGTAATGACAAACGGGGACCGGACATCTCTTATTACCGTCCGGTCTGCCGCTGCCGATCAGGCAGTTATTCAGCTTTATTACACGACCGCCGGCGGATTGCAATTGCTTTGCACTCAGGCCGCCGCCACTGCCGTTGGAACAAATCCGGTGTGTTCCATCAATCAGAATGAATGGTTTGTCGTAGAAATACGCGGATCAGTTCAGACCGGCGGGACAGGTACGATCGATTTCTTTGTGAACGGATTTCAGGTAGGCGCTCAGATTACCACGCTTACGAATGCCGCTATTACAGATTTGTATGTCGGCGCAACGAATGGAGACGCTGGGCATACGGCGGGATTGATCTTTTACGATGAAATCATTGCCGATTCCGATGCAGGGACAGCAGCGGTCCCGATTGGGCTTTACACTCCACGATATCCGGATAGTGTAATGTTTGGCGTCACTCGACATCTATTCGTTGGACCGGGAACGGTAAAAGCAGCTTCATTAATGACAGCAACCGCTAATGATAAATTGATGTTATTCGATACTGATGCGGCAAGCAGCACAGCAGAATTGAACGCTAAAGTTGAATGTCTTGTCGGCGTGAATATGGGCATCGGCGGTCCTATCCCGTTTTATCGCGGTTGTTATGCCGTTCTAAGCGGCACGAATCCCAAAGCACAGGTATTTCTGGAGACAGTGCCGGAACTTGCAGGAAATCCGGCGCTTACTGCTTATAGCGAAGCAGGTGTTAAGAATTATGCTTTTAAGAGGAAACCAAGGCCAGGAAATATCTGATGCCTTGAATATTGGAGATAGAAAATCATGTACAGAAAAAGGTTCACAATAATAATTTGCTTAATTGTGTTTGCTGGTTCAATGGCATTCGCTCAATATCAGCCTAGCGGAAGCGCTGGCGGCGGTGACGCTACAGCCGCTAATCAAACTACCATCATCGGGCATGTGGACGGCGTAGAGACTTTAATCGGCACCACAAACACAAATACCGGAGCGTCTACTACAGCCCTTCAGATAGTAGACGATTGGGATGAATCAGATCGTGCAAAAGTAAACCCGATTGCCGGGCAGGCCGGTGTAGCTGCCGGTGCCGGTGCGGCAAGCGCTCTCACGCAACGGGTGATTCTTGCTTCCGACGATCCTGCCGTAGTAGACCTTGCTGCGATTGAAGTGCTTATCACTACAGTGCTCGAACGTGTTGATGGCCTTGAAACCTTGCTCAATGCCGGACTTCCTGCCGCGCTTGCAGCAGATGGCGGGTTAAAGTCAACTCCTGCGACTGTGGAATCAGCCGTTGACGCAGCGGTAAATACAACTCCGGTCTACACCGGGGGCATTCATGAAACAACTCCCACGGTAGTTGAGACCGGGGACAAGGCAGCAATGCACTTCGATGTGAATCAGGCTCTACTCACCGCGAATATGTACGACCCTTGCAGTCATTCAGCGAGAACAACTCTGGCAATAAACCAGACCGACAGCGCGGAACTCATTGCGGCAAGCGGGACCACAAAAATTTATGTCTGTAGTGGTGTAATCGTAACGGCTGGTGACGATACAATCCAGTTTGCTGAAGGTACTGGAACAACCTGTGGAACGAGTCAAGGTTTGTTGTCAGGTGTGATTTCTGTTCCTGCCGATGGCAGTGGATTCTTAATTCAGCCTTTCAGCACCAATACCGCTGGTGAAGCGTTATGCATTCTTCAGGGTGCATCTGCTGATATTGACGGTTACATTACCTATGTCCAGAAATAGGTCATACTTATGAGAAAACTTGCATGTCTGATTATTGTATTCATGTTTATTAGTAATGCATGGGCCACTAAATCAAAACTGGTAAGTGCAAAACTTATAACACCAAATACAACTGGTGCTCGATATTTTAATGTATCAGGAGGAAATGGAACTGGTGGGTTAATTGCAGAACGGAGCGTTCCTTTTCCTACAGGTGGGACATTAGGAAATCTCCACGTTGTAAGTTCTGATCCTACTACCGCCAGTTCGAGTTACACTTACACGCTATATGTCAATGGTAGCCCTACTTCCATTGCATGTATCATAGCGGCTGGAGCAACCTCCTGTAATTATACCGCGTCGACGGCTGCGGTTACGGCAGGACAATTAATTGTTATGAGGACTGATCCCACTAATGGCGGGGGCGGCGCTCCTGCTGCGGTTACAGCAACATGGAATCTGGAATTTGATAGCACCACTGATTCAGAAACAGCTCTTTTATTAGCAAGCACAGGAAATGCGACGGCTGATTATTATGCAGCACTTATGGGGGAATCTGCTCCTGCATCTGCTGAAGCTGCACGGGCATTTGTCATGCCTACCGCTGGAGATATCAAATCGCTATATGTCTTATGGACTGCGGCTCCCGGAGGAGCTGATGGAGAAAATATTAGAACTGTTACATTATATAAAAATGGATCTCCACAAACGCTCACATGTGCGTTAGATGAAGCTGCAACAACTTGCAATGACACGGCGCATACAGTAGCGGCTGTAGCCGGGGATTTGCTAAGCTATAAACTGACTGTATCCGGAACAGTTGCGACGCCTGCAGCGGCGGCAGTTCATATAGGGAGTGTGTTTGCAACGACCGTTGAAGGTGAGTTTATAATCCCCTACAACACATCTATTACAACTTGGAATACTGGTGCAGCCAGTTATGGGGCGTTTGTTGCGTCTGGCTTGGCCACTAATGCCACTGAAGCTCTTACGTATGGGCTTGGATGGAGTGATTGGAGTATAAAGGGATCTGCATGTTCTATTGTTACGGCCCCTGGATCAGGTGACACATGGACATTCAATATACGTAAGGATTCTGGAGATGTTGCCTCGGGAAGTGATTATGATTGCGTCATATCTGATGCGGCGACTTCTGCTGTATCTACTGATACCACGCCGCTGACGTTGGTTGATAGTAGTATGTATAATACTGTTGGGACACCCAGCGGCACACCTACCGCACCTGGATATGGGAGAATGAGTTATATAGGATATATTGCTCCAGCAGGTGCGCCAGGAACGGCATCTAATGGATTGTTACTTAGAGGTGTCGGACAATAATGAAACTATTATCTATTCTAATTATCTTACTTAGCTTGGTAAGGATATCTCATTCCGAAACATACTGGATCTCTTCAACCGGAGAGGCAGCGAATATAGCTGCCTGTTCCGGTGCAACACCTCTGAGTGGCACGGATGCATGTAATTATGATCTGGCAAACGGGTCGGGTGTTGTCGCAGATGATGTTGTTTATTATAGGGCTGGAACCTATTCTTTAGGTTCGGATACGTTTATCCAGCCATATAATTCTGGCACATCCGGACATCCAATTACATTCATGCCATATTCGGATGAAGTTGTAAATGTCGTGGGAACAGCGGATGAAGGTAATTCATCATTCGGAATATGGATAAATGCAAAGAGTTATATCAAAGTAACAGGCACAACATTAGGACAGTTGAACTTTACAAAGATGGGTGAGAATCTTGTGATAGGCCCGTCAACGGGCACCAACCCAACGGGGGATAGCTCATATAATGAAATATCTTATGTATATTTCGGACAATCGTTCCTTGACGCATCTTGGGGGGGTTGGGATTGGCAAGGATCGGTAATATGGAAACAGGCATATTACAACCATATTCACCACTGTGAATTTGAAGAACATGGCACTATAGGGACTGATCCATCCAGCGCAGACGGCAATATGTTTGATATAGGCATGGAAGATGCAGACGCGAGCAACGAAAGGACATATTATAACGTATTGGAATACAATGAATTCGGCAAAGCAGGACATGCGACTTTAGGGATGATGGGAGAGCATAATGTAGTTAGAAATAATTATTTCCATAATGAGCCTTGGTTCGACACACTCGATGATGAAGTTTTATATGGGTATCGGAATATAATCAGCGATGGGAATCCGGGATATGTAGGTTACAACCTTGTGGAAGGAAATAGGATCGGATGGGCAAGCCCATTGTATAATGATACAGCAGGGAAAGGCGGACAAGGATTGAAATTAGGCAGTTCATATAATATAGTGAGATTCAATTCATTTATCGCCAATCAAGGAACCCCTTTTTCATTTTATCCACAGACTGCAACCTATGATGATTCAAATTATAATTATGTTTACAATAATACTGTATTTGCGAATGGTTACTATGCCAAGCCGGGGAGTGAAGTAGCTTATTATGACACTATTGTATGGGCCTATAACGGCACAACAACATTATGGGATAGGTTATATCATAATGCACTGAAAAATAATCTGTTTTATATTAACGCAAACATAGAAACCCCCAAAATAGTATGGATACCTAGTGGTGGACAAACCGTTGCAGATGCAGTTGACCCCGCAAAAGGTAATAATATAATAGCAAATAACCTAAACGGAGGGTTAGAGTGGGCCGCTGAAACTGATCCTATGTTCGTGAATGAGAGTCATGTCGATGCTACATCCTTGGTGCTTCCTAATTTGAATCTACAGGGGGAATCTCCGGCACTGGATGGTGGATCGTATCTCACTCAGGCAAATGGATCGGGATCGAGTTCAGAAGAACTTGTAGTGGATGATGCGCGATACTTCCAAGACGGTAATTTTGGGACTGGAAGCCCTCTGGCGTGGCCTTCATCGGTCACAATGGCAGCCGACTATATTGCAGTTGGAACTATTGGGAATACAGTCCAAATCAGTTCTATCGACTACGATACCAATACGATTACATTGGCATCTGCTATTTCATGGGCGGACAATGCCCCGGTTTGGCTGTATAAGGATTCTGATGGAACGGTGGTTCTTAGCGGTTCTGCTCCCGACTATGGCGCTTATGAATATGACCAAGACGAATCTCCCGACACAACCGCACCGGCAACGACTATCACCACGTCAGATCCGACAAATATCACCCTCGACAGTCTGGTTGTGAACCATACCACGACCGATGCGGTAGGCGTGACTTCCTGTAAATCCCGGTTGGAATCTGCGCCGGATGCTTCGAACGGTTCAGCTTGTGTCGGAACGTCATCCTGTCTGGTGACAGGCTTCGCAGAAGGTGCAAACAATCTCTATATCGGCTGTACGGATGCCGCTGCTAATTGGGGTGATGGAGATTCAATAGTCGTAAACTATACTCCGGCAGAAGCAGGGGAAGGCGGCGGGAGTAGAGGAAGGATGAGGAGATGATTATCTGTTGTTGCGACATATGCCATCAGCAAATTAAAGATGGCGATTACCATCAAAAAAACCATTTCTGTCAACGACACGAAGCCTTAGCCGGTGAATACTTGTCAGGATTGCAGCAGATTACGCTTGATGGGTTAACCGCTATGGCAAAGAATGTCGAGAAATACCGGAATCAAGTGTTACGGGAATCCAATGGTCAAAAACTAAAGGCGGTTGAAAATGCAGGTTAAGGAAATATTGGATGATATCGAACAGGCATATTCCACTAATGGGCAACAACCTCCTGACAGGCTTACTTTGCTTCGATGGATAAGCAGTGAATTATCCATTATCACTTCGAAAGTTCCGGCAGACTGCTTCTATATTTATCTCAATCCAATTGTGTCCACTGTGGCCGGAACGAAGAATTATCCTTTGCCAAATAATTTTCCAATGAACTTTGTCAAGAATGCCGGAACGGTTGGGGATAAATACTGTTGCATGTTGGATGATGGTACTAACGAATCGGCGCTGGAATATAAATCGCCGGCGCAGTTCTATTCGCAGGATCTTCGGGCAATCCAGAATAGCATTCCCTCATCTTATACAATCATGAACCTTCCAAGCGGAAGGAAGGAACTTGTATTATCCCCCACGCCTGATGATAACTATAGCGTCAATGGATTGTATTCGCCTACGGATTGGAGTTTAACTGCGGAGAATCAAATACCGAGTTTTCCGGAAAACAATCCGGTTCTATTGTATGGAGTTCTCAGGCGGCCATTACCGAAGCAGTATGAAGCTTTATACAGGGACAGTTTGAAAGACCTTATTTATACTATAGCGTCAAGTCGCGGCACACGAATGGTTCCGAAAATAAAAGGGTAAACATGCCGATTGTTAATTTCAAAATGGAGATTGAAGACGCGAAAAAGAACCTTCTATTTACTAGCAGGCAGTCAATCTCTGTTGATGAGAGCGCATGGCAGAATTACCAGTTAGCGACCGGGACTACCGATCAGCAAATTCCCTTTGATCTGGATAACGGCGTTGGGTCAATCAATATTCTTCTACTTGAATCGGATCAGAATATTAGCTGGCGACAATCGGCGTCTGATACGGCGATAACTTTGGACGCAAACAGGGTGCATTATTTGGGCGGAACGGGGTTATCCAATGTGCTTGTCTCGAACTCCAGCGGATCGACGGCGAACGTGTATGTGTATATCGGCGGTCCGGCAGACGCTCCCGTTGTCCCTACTCCCGGAGATCCGTCAACTTATGCTACGGGCGATCTGTTATACGCCAGTTCGACTACGGCATTAAGCCGGTTAGCGATAGGAACAGCCGGAAATTCCCTGATAGTGAATCAAAGCAGTCTCCCTGCATGGATAGATAAGGGCTTTATCAATGTTAAGGAATACGGGGCGGTTGGGGACGGAGTGACAGACGATTATACTTCATTTGCCTTAGCCGCAACACAAGATAGTCCATTAAATATACCAGATGGGACATATCTATTGAGTAGTGGCGTTACTTTTACTCAAGATATAATAGGTACATCGAAAGAAAACACAATAATAAAATTCTATGATGATACATGTACTGGAACCTTAGTTACATTAAGCACTTCTCAGCGTGGTGCGACTATAAGCAATTTAACACTTCAATCATCAAGATCAACTAATGTATCAGTGTCTCAATCTGGATTGTCACTCTATGGACAGATAGCTGCAAATGCTTATCAGGTTAGGGTGCAAAACTTCGACATTTATGGCATTCAATTAGGGCAGTATGGTGTATCTTCTGGAAATTATTGGGCGTCATTATCGGAGATTCATATAGCTCAAGATACAGGCTTGGTAGGTGAAATAGGACTGCGTATTCCGTCTGATGGGCTGGATTCTCAAAGTAATTCTAATGATAATGTATTTCAGAATGTAGTTGTTTCAGGAAGACATGGAACAATGGTATTTGTCGGAGGAAATGGTAACACCTTCATCGGGGGAGGAATTGAAGCATCTTCTAACACAAATATTAATAAAGGTTATCATGTAGAAGGAAGTAGAAATACCTTTATAAATCAATACATTGAGTTTACTGACACTGCAACCATTCAACCAGTAATGTTTGACATAGATGGGGATCACAATAGGACTATTAATACTACGTGGCAACGTTATCCTCGACAGGCAATAGAGACAATAGTACAAGATGATGGAATGTATAACGTAGTAGATATAAAAAATGGTTATCTAAGATCTGCTACACAAGTGGTCTCATCTAAAAACCTTTGGAAAGACCCTCGTATTAAATACTATGATTCATTAAGTAGACCATACGGTATTCAAAATAACCCAGCCGGGTTCAGCATTGATACTACAGTTAATTATAAAGATGGAAACTCTGTTAAGTTTACTCCCACTGGAACCAACATCTATCTTTATGGGTATCTTACTGATACTACTCCTAATCGTAATGGAGTAGATATTGAATTCCTTAAAGGTAAAAGACTACACTTTTCAATTAAAGCTCTTACCACTGTAGTCGGTGCCGGATTCTTACAGCTTACGATAGTTGATCCAACCGCAGGAAATGTTAATTTAACTTCGGTTATATTACATAGTGGAAGTGGTGAGTGGGAAACTATTGAATGGACCTCGCTTAATGTTATTTCTGATACAGCAACAGGTGTTTTATTTTATTACGGTTCTGGGGATGTAACTGGTGATGTGTGGGTTGCGTATCCGACAATTGAAATTATAGAAAATGAAGAAATAGCAGAAAATTTTATTCAAGAAAAAGGCGGTTTATTTACGGGAGATGTAATCTACATTGGAGGAGGGCGAGAGAGCAAAAGGTTTACTACTCTCGCTGATGATGCTACTCCGTCAGTCGCAGGTGGCAATAACTTTGTGACTGGCGGTACAACAACCATTACCGACTTTGATGATGGAGTTGAAGGGCAGGTAATTACTATTGTGTCCGAACACGCAATTACAATCACTGATGGCACCAACATATTCCTAAATGGCAGTGCGAACTTTGTTATGGCCGCAACGGATACATTGACGCTGATTTGCAAGGCGGATAATAAATGGTATGAGTTAAGTAGAAGCGACAATACTTAGGAGCAACAATTAGAACGAACCGCTTATTAACCTGGAGAAAGCACATGCGGGGATAACATATGTCAACCATAAGAATGAAACTGGAACTGGAACAAGTGGGATACGGGATAATGTTCAGCAAAAGTCTGTCGTTATCCGAAGATGAGATAGGTTGGCAGTCTTACGAGGTTGCCACGGCGACAGCGGATCAAGCTATCGCGTTCAATCTTACAACCGGAGTGGCGGCGATAGATATTGTCCTGATTACCTCAGATTATCAAATATCGTACAGGCAGGCAGTCACCGATACGGCGATAACGCTTGACGCCGGATGCGTCCATGTTCTTTGGGGAACCGATATATCGGCATTGCTCTTAACCAATGCAAGCGGGTCTACGGCGCTTGTTAAAATATTCATAGCAGGTACTTAAATGGCTATTCAAAGACTAGCATTGTCGGATATTGAAACAGCCGTATTGCAGATCATGGGATATGGCGCGTCTACGGCTTCCCCGTGGAAAACGCAGGCTAATTTCTACGTTCGGGTGAATGAGTACATGCAACGGATTCCAGCGAAGATTAGCGCCGTATCAAATGAATTAAGACAACGCGGAACCAAACTACCGTACAACAGAATTCCGCGTTTTGACTTTTGGCGCACTCAGGGCAATATCACCACAACTTCCGGGTCGGCAACTGCGTACATGCCTGCAGATTACGACCATTATATATCGTTTTGGGATAATACGAATAGTCAGCCAATCAGCGTGGTTGAGGATGTTGACCGTTATCATCAGGAACTCAGAACCGAATCGGCTGGACCTCCGCGACATATTGAACTGCTCGGCTTCGCAACCAACGGGTCAACGTGGGTAAGGCAGGCAACTATATTCCCGGCGACAATGTCGGGAATTACTCCGTCAATCAGATGCACTTATTGGCGCATTCCGGCGAAAATGGCCGGGGCGAGTCCGGCGGCGGAATATCCTGACATTGATCCGAAATGGGAATCAATTGCGATTTACGGCACCGTCTGCGATTTGGCAAGACCGATTAAACTTGAATTGCCGCAATATCAGGAATTGGAAAAGGAAATGTTGACCGAAATGGCTATGACGGCACGAGGCGCGTAGAATGGCGAAAGCAGACAACAACTGGCATCCACCGAATTATTACGCTACAACGGATGACCTATTTTACCTCAATCAACAGGGGAACGTTAATGCGGGTAAAATAGGAGCGACTAGTTTCTTGCCCGGTGCGAAACCGATTGAAGTCTTTACTGCATTGCCTACCGCCGGAACCATTGGCAGAGTTGTACTTCTTGCCACAGACCTTAAATTATATCGCGATACCGGATCGGCATGGACAACGGAAGTGGCCACGGCGGATCTTGCCGATGGTGCGGTTACGAACGTCAAGTTAAACGATTCTGCGGTTATACGGACGAATTATGAATCATTTATCGGTCAGACATTATTGATAGAAGCATTTGAAGCTTCGGATGTGTTGGATTATTGGATAGCTTATACAGCGGGAACTTTACCGGGAACTCCGACGATTGTAGCGGGAAACGGCATTACCGGCGGAAAAGTGCTTCATGCGGTTGGCGGCGTGGGTAGGGCATTGGATACCGTTTTAATTCCCTACAATCCGAGTTGGCTGTACAAATTGTCGGTTAAGGTGCGTAGGACTGTTACCACGGACGCGGCAAATCAGAAGTTTTATCTCGGGTTTCGTTGCCTTGATGCCGCTAAGGCTTCAATCACCGGAACCAGATACCCGACGCCTATGAGCGCTATTGACATGGCCGGCTGGACCATCAATGAATGGCAGGACATCACGGCCTGGATGAAGGGGACAAGCGCGTCTCCATCCGGCGGGACAAATCCAACCGATCCATACGAAGCGCAGCTCTTAACTGCATATTTCAGTCCGGTTGTTATTCTGAATTATGGCAATGGTGCTGGAACAAATGAAGGGGAAGTGGATTGTATCAAGATCGAGATGTTCGATGAAGACGCGCAAGTGCGGATATATACCGCTATTGATTCAACCGGAAAAGTCAACGTTTCAGCGCAGAATATTGCGACTCAGGGTTGGGTGCTGACTTCCGCTTTCAGCGTTACCGATGCCGATACTGTGGCCTGGGGAGCAGGAACGCTTACGACTGCGGCGGGAACGGCGTATTCCATTGACGCCGGGAACACCGGGAATATGGCGGCTAAAACCTATATTTATCTAGATATTGCCGTCTCGACTACCGTACTGCAAACAACAACAACAGCGACCACCTCAATCGGATCCGGAAAGATCCTTGTCGCTGTAGCGCAAAATGGAACAGGCGAGGCGACATTTACGGTCCTGCAGGCTGGCGGCAAAAATATTAACGCAGCGGAAATTGTTGCAGGTTCGATAACGGCAAATGAAATTGCTACTGGAACAATCACAGCGGATAGGATGAGTGTTTCAACATTGTCGGCGATTGCTGCGGACTTGGGGACTTGCACGGCAGGAACATTAATAGGGGGGACTGTAAAGACAGCATCTTCAGGGCAAAGAATCGAAATAGATCCTACTAATGGACTAAGATTATATAGTTCCGGTGGTGCCGTGTTGTCGCAATTTGATGATGATATCTACACATCTTCAATAAAAAGTTTTCTATCAAGAGGTTATGGTGCAGATGAATGCAAGATATATCTTGACTATAATATAATAACGGAACACGGGTATATTAGGTTTTATAATGACGGTAGTAACACTGCCGAAATAGATTATCAGGGCATACTTTTCTTAAAATTAGCGACATCGGCAATATATATCAATGGAGTACAAGTTTTAGATACTCAACAATCCGCAATCTCAGCACCTTCAGGTGGAGGGACTGTAGACGCTGAAGCACGAACAGCTATCGGTTCTATCTTAACAGCGTTGCGTAATCATGGATTAATTGCAACATAGGAATTAATATGCCAGCTACAGAATATGCATTCGATTATCTGAAAGACAATCGAGGAGTAAACAATACCAAGCCCGATGAACTCATACCGGAAAACTGTTTCTCGGATTCCCGCAATTTCATGCCTGCGCGTAATGGCGGGAATATCATTAAGCGTCCCGGTGTTGTCGCTCAATCCAATGGCAGTACGTATCCCTCGACATTGACAAGCTATACGCAACGGGCAAGTATCAATGTTATGTTTAGTCACACGTAAAGGTTAAAATGAGTAAGCCATACCTTACTGATTATTTGGCGGGAACCAAAGGGATATTTAATTCTCTTCCCGACGAACTCATTCCGGACGGATTCTTTTCCGATGCGCGTAACATTATCCCGAAGCGCAATGGCGGAAAGTTCGTTAAGCGTACCGGAGTGAAGGCGCAATCCAACGGATCGACTTACCCGGCTACGTTCGCCAGTTACGTAACCAGAGCGTCGATTTACTGCGGAAAGAATGGCAGCTATTACGCCGAAAGCTACACCACGTCTGTGCCTGCTACAGTATCGAATATTTACAAGCTGTCTGATGGTACGGTTCTTTATACCGGATCGGCGGCGGCTTCATATCCCGGATGGGCTTCTTTCGGCGCGTATGACATTTACTTGGACGCAAATCTTGATCTGAAAACATCGAACGGAACCGACTTCACTGATTTGGGCGCAACGGCAAATGCCATTATTCCATGTGCGTACAATAACTATTTGTTTGCGTTATATCCGCAACCGACGCCTACATCTATCATCTGGTGCAATGTTGGCGATCCGACTACGTGGGGAACGTCGGGATATTCCAAGACATTCAATTCTCAGTATCGGAATGAATATTTAACGTCTCAGCGCTGGTTTGGTTCTTACTTGGTGGTCTGGTCTACGCATCGGTACTACATGATTCAAGGCTATGGGCCGCTGGATTTCACGGTAACGTATCATTCCTTCGGGGACGGGTGCCCTTGTCATGAATTAACGTGCGTGTCTCCCTATGGGTTGTTCTGGTGGAGCAATCTTCATGGTCTCGTCTGGAGTCAGAATGGAGTTGCGCTTGATTATCCGATGATGCGGAATCTGTCGAAAACATTCGATTCCATGATTACCTACACGCCGGCTAAAGGGACAATGATATGGCGTCCGTATGAGCGATGCGTCAGTATCTACGGATTGACGGCAAATAATAATTATTCGGATTTGCGGGTGGATTATTACCCGGAAACGGATGGTTTCTTTATCCATGACGATAACGGATCGAAGGCAATTGCTGTCGTGGTGGATGATACTGCTCCCCCGGCTGTCTATCAGTTATACCGCGATCCGACGCATACGACTGGAAAGATATATTGCAGAACTGAAGATGCCACAATTGCGACGGATATCGGAAGCGGGTTTACGACTTATTTCGACACCAAGCGGGAAGCGCGGATGAGCACAAGCGTTACGAAAAAATCCCATGAAGTTCATTTAACAACCAAGAATGGCGGAAGTAGCGCGATAACACACACAGTTTATGTGGACAACGACACAACAGGCGTTGCTACTTCTGCCACTATTGCGGCAAATGTTCAGGATACAACGCTTGCATCTAATTTGACTCACAAGAAGATTAAGCATAGGATAAGCGATGCTACGACCAATATTAATGAATATTACAGCCTGGTTGACGAAGGTGAAATTAATACGGAATTAAAATAGTGGAGGATGAAATGGCAGACCCATTAGGGTTGTTTGCTCCCTTATTCAATCAAACAAATCAATCCAACGTATCCAAAGTACAGCCTGCTCCCAGTTCGCTTTTTGGAAGTATAGTCGATAAATTTTATAACCGAACAAAAACCCCGCCGGGATATGTCGCTCCTTCGCCTAACGCGATTCTTCCTGCACTGCCTACCACTTTGCCCACGGAACCTATTCCTGCAATCGGGACTCCGAATACTGATAATTATCTTCAGGGCGCTGGGGGTGTTGGTTACGACAGCATCGATGAATTGCTTCGCAATATCCTGAACATATCCTATCCGACAAGCTACAATTCTGCGATTACGGGACAAGCTGGAACGGATATATTGAGTCAGATATTAGGACTCACATCCGCAGATCCCAATGCTACGCAACAGACTCAATCGCTCACTGGAATGCAGCAGGGCATTACTGATTTGATACAACAGTTATCCAGTCAAGCCGCCGGGGGCGGGCTTACTCCGGAATATGTTCAAGCACAAAAACAAATGGTCTACGATCCGATGATGGAAACCCTGATCGGCAATTTGAACAAGATGGGCGGCGGGGTTACGAACTTGGGCATGGGCGATTCGGCCGAACTTCAACGTCGAGCGACGAATGATTTCATGGCGAATTTGACCAACCAAGGATTCCAGAATCAGAACCAATTATCGCAGACAGCCATTACCGGGCTTGATGCGTTATTAGGTAATCTGCAACAGTTCATCAGCGGCCAGCAACAGTATGGGTTAAATCAAAGCGACCAGATGAATGAACTGATTAAGGATCTGCTTGCAAAGTACGGTATCGAACATCCGAATGTTCAGGGGAATGGATCAAACTGGGGAGCTACGATTGCTAATCTAGCTCCGGATATCATTGATATCTTCGAAGATTGGGGGTCGGGGTGACAAAACAAGCGCGGATAAAGGAAGCGGAAGCATTAATACTGGAAACAGCGGCATAAATATAGATATTGGCACGAATGCCTCATGGGATCCGAGTTATAATCCGGGCCTTGGTTGGCCGACTACCAATACGCAAGGACATTTTGGAGGTTCAACGGATGATTATCTTGACGCGATGCGGGGATTATATGATCCTGCATTAGTCGAACAATTGCGGGCCGCTCATGTCCCGATTGATTCGATGTTTTGGGATAGTTTCGGTACATTGAGTCCAGCATGGCAATCGTCCATTGATCCGTATACCGCAATGGTATTATTTGGCATGACTGATTATTGAAATGGGTGAATAATATGTCTATAACAACACCAACTTTACGGATGCCTACTCCAAACAACAATCCTCAGATGGACGTATTGAAGAGCTTGCTTCCGGTGTTAATGACCATGATGAATCCGAATAAATCCGATCTGATACTTCCCGGCTATAGCGGAACGATGCCCAATGTCGGGAATGCAGCGCCTCCTGTCCCTGCTGCGGGTGCGCCGGCGGCGGGTGATCCAAACGCCGATAAGCAAAGCAAATTAAAGATGCTGCTTGCCAAGATACTCCCTATTGCTGCGGCAGGAGGATTAGGCGCTCTGGCCGGCGGCGGGAGTGGCGGTTATGCCGGTCGAGGACGTGGAGCGGCAGACGCCTTGGGCGGGTACATGGATCAGAAAAACCTGATGGACGCCCGGAAGGAACAGACAAGACAGTACGAAATGAGCCGTCAAGATCAGCTTGCCGCCATGAAACTGAAAGAGGAAGAGATTCGGCATACCCGAAAAAAAGAAGAATTCAAGATGCAACAGGAGGAAGCAAAACAGCAATTTGATATGATGCAGGCAATGGCGGCGGCAGGGATTGACACTACCGCACAAAAGACTGCGGACAAGGTTGGACGCGCTTCCTATGATATGCGCGGCGTAACACCGGCTAATTCTCAAGGAGTTCCGCAAGATATAATCGCAGAAGCCATGATGCAGGGCAATACTCAATGGCACAAACCGTCTCAGGAAGCAGCGCCCAACTTCCCCGGCATTACGGTGCCGAATCAGCCTATCAGGATACCCATGTCACCGGCTGACGATTCCGGGAGTCAGCGCTTCATGGAAATCACCGCACAGACGGCACGGGAATTGAAACGGCGAACTGAAGAACAATACCTGCAATCAATGAGAAAACTGCAAGACGAGGAACGCCTTAAAGCGTATTACAGAGATAATAAACCTTCCAGTTCGGGCAGCATTGAACAACAAGCTATGAATCAATGGATAGCGGAAGATCCTGCCAATAGGAATGCCTTGAAATGGATGGAGAAGCAAGCAAAAGAAAAGGAATCATCCAATATGGTCAATATGCCGACGTTGACCGGAGAGAATATTGAAGCCAGATTAAATGAGCTTCCCTTAACAGACAGGAATGTAGTCAAGGCGTTAGTTGAGTATCGCAGACAGCCGGTAGGAGGATTTGCCACAAAAGATCCTCAATGGAAAAGATGGCTGGCAATGGCCTATGCGGTTGATCCGAACTATGACGAAAAGGAGTATCAATCGAGGCAGAAAATAGTCAATAGCTTCACAAGTGGAAATGATTACAAACAACTTCAGGCCGTCAATACTCTCGCCAATCATTTGGACACATTGGGAGAAGCTTCACTTGCTCTTAAAAATGGTGATATTCAGAAATTAAACCAGATAGCTAACTTTGTCGGAGTGCAGACCGGAAAAACTCCGGTTACGACATTGAAAGCCATTGTTCACCGCATAGGACCAGAAGTAACTAAGGCATATGTTGGAACTGGTGGAGAGTTCTCAGAACGCAAGGAGAATGAAGGTGATTTCAGCGGGAATATGTCTCCCGATCAGATTTTGTCCAACGTTAAAATAACCGTGAAGCTTCTCGGCGGCAAGATCGAATCCCAGGCGCATGGATGGAAAACCGGAATGAATAGGCAGGAATTCGCCCTGCGTGATGGCGGGCCAGGATTCGTAAGTCCCGAAGCTCAAGCTGCATTCGATAAATGGGGGGAACAACCGACTCAATCAGGGACGATTGAAATGATTGGTCCTAAGGGTAAATTCACAGTGACCAAAGACCAGCAAAAGATCATGGAAGAAAACGGATACAAGGTAGTGGAGTAGACCATGCCACAATTAAAAGAATTTGATCCTACGAGTATTGGGGCAGTTCCCGTGAATGATTTCGATCCTACAAGCATTGGGGCGAAGCCTGTATTAGGAACCACTATTCCTGAAGAATCTAAATCAATCGGTGGATTCATATCTAATGTTGCATCATCGGGATTGGATTTAGGGAAGGATATTGTCAATACTATTATCCATCCTGTTGAAACAATTAAGGGTGTCGGTAATGTCATAATGGGGACGGCAATGAATACAATGCCGAATACTTTCAACACCCCAGCCGAACGACAAGTCAGGGATTTATTAAAACAAAAGTATGGTCCTTATAGTACGGCGCTCGTCGATTCATTGAAAGAAAGATATGGTGGATGGGATAATATCGTCAATACAGCATACAAAGATCCTGCTGGATTCGCTTCAGATATTTCAATTTTATTCAGTGGGGGAGCGGGGGGATTAAAAGGTTTAAAATATGCCGCTGAAGCTGGGAAAATGAGTAAGACAGCGGAGACTTTGGGCACATTGGGAAAAACATCCGGGAAGATAGCTGGTTATGTCGATCCACTTCAAGCGCCGATAAAGGTTGGTAAATTAATTACACCAACAAGCCAGATCAATAAAGTGGCTGAAAGATTATATGAGAGCGCCCTGAAACCTTCTAAGACAAAAAAGAATCTTCCCAATATATCCAGACAGGTTCAGACCGGATTAGAAAACAAAATACCAGTAAGTCAGGCTGGTGCGGACAAAATTTCATCTTTGGTTGATGGATTAAACAAGGAGATCGATGATCTCATAAAAAGCAAGCCTGGAGCAACCGTTTCTCCCACAAAGGTTGCTTCCCGTGCCGATGATATGATACCGGAATGGAAAGCACAGGTTAATCCCGCATCAGATAGGAGTGCAATAAAGAAAAGCAAGAAAGAATTTCTAAAAGAACATCAGGTTAGACTGACACCCACTAGCGCCCCTTTAGATATTCCGATTCCCGTTGAGGAAGCACAAGCAATCAAAAAGGGTACATATGTACAATTGCGTAAAAAATATGGTGAACTCGGATCAGCGCAGATCGAGACTCAAAAAAATCTTGCACGGGGGTTGAAGGAGGAAATAGCCAATATCTTTCCTGAGGTATCTGAGCTTAATGCTAAAGAAGGTTCCCTGATAAGCTTGGATGGAGAAATGGAAAGGGCTGTAGCGAGAATTAGAAGCCATCAGATATTTGGAATTGGCACCCCTCTCGCGGCATCAGGAATGCACGCTGTAACAGGAAGCAATAAAGTCGCACTGGCAGCGGGAATATTACGTGGGGTAATTGATAATCCCGCCATGAAATCCCGGCTTGCAATCGCGATATATAAGGGTAGTGCTAAAAATCCGACCAAATACGGAAGGACAACTTTGGCTACGGCGACCGCGCGCGTTAATTCGTATTTAGAAGAATTACAACAATATTTGGATCAAACAACTAGTGATGATAAAAAATGAATTGTCCTGCTGATAAATTATGTCCATTAGCTATTGCGAAAATAGAGGCGCTCGAAGAAAAATGTGAATTTCAATTACGGGCGCTAGACCAATCGATACAAAAATCGGAATCGATTCTTAGCGTCCGGTTGGAGGAAATGAATAATTTTCGAAAACAGATCAATGATGAAAGAATGTTATTCGTTAGTCGCAGAGAGACAATCTTGCTGAACTTTTTAATCTCCAGTATAGTGGTTATATTGGGGGCGATCTTTACTTATGAGTTGATGAAATGACTAATCCTGATGGGGTACCCACAATGACACAAATAGCCAAGCAGAGATGGATAGATCGTATGATTACAATAGTTCCCATTATCCTTGTGATGGTCGGTATTGCCATCGCCAGTGAACACCGGATGACAGTAATGGAAGTGAATTGTACTGAACTACAGAGGATGACGGCATTACTCTATGAAAATCAACAGAAAGTAATACGGACTCAGGAAGGAATTACAACCATTCTTCAAATCCTGATGAGAGAACGCGAGATAGCAATGGAGAGACGTTTAAATGAATATTGACCAAATTGTCATGACTTCGAAGAAAATGCTTCGGTTGGATGAAGGTCTGTCCCTGACGCCGTACAAAGACAGCCGGGGATTCCTGACCATCGGGATCGGCCGGTGTCTGGACAAAAAGGGCATTTCCAAGGACGAAGCCTACTACTTGTTCGAACATGACGTATTTGATATGTTGAGCCAATGTGTGCAGAAAATACCATTCTTCAGGGATCTTGACGTTATCCGGCAATGCGTCCTCGTGGATATGGCGTTTAACCTCGGGATTAACGGATTACTGGCGTTTAAACGGATGATGGCGGCTCTTGAAGCGGAGAACTATGAATTAGCCGCAGCGGAGATGGCTGACTCGTCCTGGTACGTTCAGGTAGGGAATCGGGCTGTACGATTGGAACATATGATGTTGACAGGAGAAATCAATCCAGAATATAAAGTGGAGGTCGTATGAAAGCGAACACAGTACTGTTACTTCAATCAATCCTAATATTCTTGCAGATGGTTAATGCGGCTGCTGGATCGGAATTTCATTTATCTCCGATCTGGTCTGTGATAATATCGGCGTTTGTTGGAGCATTTCAATACTACGTCAACCATCTTGGAAATCAGAAGGTGACGCCAAACTAAATAAGGAGAAAATACTATGGGATTTTTAGGTAAGCTTTTTAAGGTAATTACAATGCTTCCGTCGATCATTTTGGGAGTTGAAAACCTCATGACTGGCCTGAAGGGTGACCAGAAGCAGGCAACCGTGATTGAATTCGCAGGATTTTCTCTTAACCTTGCCGAAGCCATTTCAAGCAAGGATATTGTCGATAACGACAAGTTTCAGGAAGGTCTGAAACAGGCGAATGACGGCATTGTCAAAATGCTGAATGCCTCTATCTGGTACAAGAGGTAATTATGAAAAGATTACTCAGTGTTATCATTTGCCTGGTCATCATGGCCGCATGTGGTGAAGCGGGGGAAATCACGCTTGCTTGGAACGCATCAGCCAGCACGGGAGTCACGGGCTATAAGCTCCACTACGGGACCGCATCAGGCTCCTACGGCACCGTTACGGACGTTGGCGGAGTATTGACGTTTAAAGTCACGGAATTGACACTAAATCAGAATTACTGTTTCGTCTGCTCTGCTTACGACGCAGAAGGCAATGAAAGCGGATACTCTAACGAGGTCTGTGGCTTACCAACACGAACGATCAGGACATTGGCCGCACCAGTGCTCAGGATTCCTTAGTTTTTCCCCAGTGGGCCGGAACTGTCCACCACGTCCTTCCCGGTTCCGGTCCACGCCCTTTAATTACGGAGAATGGCCTAATCTGGTAAGGCTCCTGGCGAC